TCACGCGGTTGACCCTAGTCGAGTGGATTTTAGAAGAAACCGCGAAACGAATGAGCTAGAGCTGGTGCAAAAACAGGCTGATGGAACCTATAAAGTATTAAACCAAGAAACGGTGTTCTACTATGGACAAGATCCCGATATTGATGATCCTTATGGAAGATCGCCAAGTATATCTATTTTGCAAATTATCTTTTTCCAAGTGCAAGTTTTAAAGGATTTGCAAAAGGTTGTTCATCACCAAGGGCATCCAAGATTCGATATTTCAGTAGTGGAAGAGGCAATAATCGAAAATATGCCCGACCATATTAAAACGCAAGGTCCCGACGCCGTTCGTGATTTCGTACAAGGATATATTTCGGATGTTGAGGAGCAAATGAATAATTTAGAACCCGACAGCGACTTTTTCCACACGGATTCCATTAAAGTTGAAATGGCTGGTGGAACTGTTCAAGGGCAAATGTTAAACGCCGAGAAATTAATAGCAATCATTAATCAGCAAATTGTAACAGCTCTGAAGCAATTACCTATACTTATGGGGCGCAATGAGTCCACCACTGAGACTCACGGCTCTATCCAGTGGCAAATCTATGTAAAAGGTATTGAAAGCCTTCAGAGGGGCGTAAAAAGGCTCTTAGAACGTGCGTATAATGTCATTCTTCAAATCAACGGGATTCAAGGTTCAACACACATCACCTTTAATGAGCTTCAAACAAGTGACCGCAAAACGGACGCTGAAGCTGAAAGTATTGAAACGTCTACAAAAATTATGCAATACAATCAAGGTTGGATTTCAAATGACGAAGCAGCACAGGAAATGGTGGGGCATCCAGCAGTTGACGAGCCAATTCCTGTTACTCCAATTGCTGTACAGCCATCTGAAAATGCAGTCGATGAAAATAATCAAAGTGACCAGGATCAAACCGACGATGAAGAAAATCGAACTCTCCGAGTGGTTGGAAGCGTAAAAAAAAACGAATTTTTAGCCGTTCAGAAGAGCTAGATGACTATATAAAAGGCATAGATGAAGAATGGGCGTCCGAAATTGCAGATATAGCACAAGCTGCAAGACGGTCTTATTTGAGTTTCTTGAATGACCAAAAAGATATGTATATAGAGCGGTTAAAGAAAGCACCCGAGCCTCCAACCCGTGTAATGGTCGATATACGTTCCTTGAAAAGTGTTAAAAGAGAATCAATCCCCGACCCTTCTGAAGCCTTTAGATACTGGGTTATTTCGAACATCTTATCTGATTCATTTGAGCAAATCACAGCATGGAATGGTAAGATAACGGGATTTATGCAACAGGCAATGGAGCTGGTAGGAGCTTATACCTTGGCGTCTTTGCCTGTAGATATAGAATTTAATCCGAGGGATTCAACGATGCTTCGCTGGTTGCAGGAAAGAAGCTACAGGGAGGCACAATTGATTCAAGGGGCAACTGACGAGTTTGTAATTAACGCGTTATGGAACGCTGTGTATGAAGAGTACAGCATTCCAGCGGCAGTTAAATACCTTCAGACTGATTTTGGATTTAGTTCTTACAGGGCTGAACGTATTGCAAGGACTGAGATTATCAGCGGCGCTCGCTCTGGTCAATATCACGGGGATAAACAGTCGGGTATTGTTATCGGCAAGACATGGCGTTCTGCTCTACAAGAAAGGACTCGTGAAGGTCATAGAGAGGCAAACGGTCAAACTGTTGCTTTTGATGAGCCTTTTATTGTGGCAAATGCTAATGGACAATATGAGCCATTAATGCACAGTGGGGATACGAGCCTTGGCGCAAGCGCATCGAACACCATTAATTGTCGGTGTTTTTATACGAGAATACTAGAAGGAGAGCCGTTTGAAAAAAGTTGATATTGTTTTAAATGCATGGATTTACTTGCTGATATTTATGTTGATTTTGGCTTTTGTAAAGGGGTTTTTTTAGTGATGAAGAGTCTAATGGTTACTTATGAGTTAAGGGGTCAATTAGTAAGGGCAATGTTAAATCTACCAAGCAAGGACGGTGTAAAATAACTACTTATGCAATATCACATGGAGAGCGATGTGGCAGCCATTCATATTAAAAATATACGTGAGTATGCCATTGATCAAAAAGTTCTGCATGTTTGGTACTGCGGATGAAGGGAGGCTGGTTCCTATGATGTATTTTGTGGGTTTCTTTTTAGGAATAGTCTTAATTTATTTGCTTTTAACAAGCCTATTTTAGCACTTGAAGGGAGGTGAAATGATTGAGCGCATTAGTTCAAATGCCTGTAAGGGTTACTGCTGAACCCGTACAAAAGGACGAAGAGCAGAGAATTCTTGATTTAATTAATCGCCATACGCTTGAAGCGATTGAGGATGCATCCCAAATCTTTACGTTCAGCGGTGTTTGCTCGAACGATAGAATGGACGCATACATGACAAGAATGGACCCTATGACAACGTTGAGAAATTACGTTGAGGATTTAAAAGATGGAGTAAGCTTACAAGCTGGTCATGATATCAGCAAAAATCCATATGGGCGCTCATACGATGCTCAATTTTTAACTACGCATGATGAAAATTCCGTGCGAGGATTTTGGTATATCATGCGTGACCTAAATCTCAATGGTGAAAATACAAACGATACTATCCGAGCTATTAAAAGCGGCATTCTGCGTGATTTAAGCGTAGGATTTGGCGGCGACCAAATGTACTATCGTTGTTCTTCATGCGGAAAAGACCTATTTGATTGGGAATGTACCCATTTTCCCGGTCTTGAAGATGAGAGCGGACGCATGGTTTATGCTTGGATTACAAATGGACGCTTGAGAGAGGTGTCCAGCGTGTACAAAGGAGCGACGCCGGGTGCTTACATTGACAAGGCACGAAGCTTTGTACAGCAAAAGCAGCTAAGTAACAAGAACATAATGAGACTAGAGAACGCTTATTCAGTCAGATTAGACGACGGTAAGGGTTCTTTTTATATGCCATCAAATGATATGGCCCAAAGTGGCGTAACCATTACAGATGGATCTAACACAATTACAGTGCCAACTCAAAGGCAGGAGGAGGAAAATACCATGGGTGAAGAAAACAAACATTTTTCCCGTAACAATTTAATCGCTGATATCCGTTATGCGGTACGCGAAAACAAGATTGAGAAAGCGGTCATTTACGACGTTTTAGCTGAAGAGGGTGACGCCTTCAGACAGCCCGAAGACATTGCTATTCGTAACGTATTAGGCAAGGATTTATGCAAGCCAGAGGCTGTTCGTCAATTAAAGAAAGAGGCAGAGCAAGGACGCCGTTATTTAGCGGATACAATCGATGAGGCTGTGGCTGCTCGTGTTCGCGCATTTGGCGATACATTCAATGCAGAATCTTATCGTTCTATGCTTGCGCGTAGTGGCGAAATTGACCACATTAAAGAGGAAATCGACGCATATGAGCGTTTAGCAAAAGAACGCTTCAAACCGGGTCGTCAAACGGAGCCTAAACCACTTCCAGCAGACGACGAAAACGAAGAATCTAATAACCGTTTTGAGCCTGTAGAAGATGAAAATTTATTTGACGGAGGCGATGAATAATGGCTACTAGAATCGGCGGACATTTACCCGATGATTACGGACTATCCCTAACAGTTGTAGTCCCTTCAGCAAGCGAAGCAAACCCTGTTAATACAGGCGACACATTAGTTTTTGCAAATACTGGCGCATATCACGCTGCTCCTGCGGCGGCTGGCGATGCAGTGGCATTAATTGCAAAGCATCCAGTATCTGACCCTTACACTCCGTTGGGCGTCCATGCCTTTGGATATTCTCGTGTAAGTAAAGTAGCATTCAGCGGAACAGCTCCAACAGTTGGCGCATCTGTCGAATCTGATGGCACTGGCGGCGTTCGTACGGCGGCGGCTGGCAATGGCACTCGTGTTCTTTATGTGGACGCGGCTGGCGGATTCGTTGAAGTAGCATTCCCATAAACAAAAATTAAAGGAGGTTAGAAACATGGGAGCATTAAAAGTAAAAAATCGTAGCGGCAAAATTATTCAATTACCACAAGGCGCGGATTTGCAACGTGTTATTTCCGAAAAATACGGAACAGAGCCAGCAAAACACGCTTCTTCTTATCATTATCGTCACTACCTAAAGGAGCAAGGTGTTGCTCGTAAGGACGTTATTAGCGCTTTAGGTATTGAAAATATTAATAAAATTCAAGTTCGAGAGCTATTAAACAACGATGGAACTAAACCATTGTTTAATAGTGTAATTGAGGATGGACTTCGTATGGGTTGGGAGCGCGAATCTAACTGGCAACAGCTAGTGGCGGAAACAATTGAAACGGATCAATTCTCTTACTTATGGTATTACCTTGATGCTGGTGCTACACCGGAGGAAAAGGAAGAAATGTTCGGTCTTCGTGACATCGGACAAGGTGCTCCGATTCCAGTTGGTAGCATTAAAGTGGGAGAAAATTCCATTAAAATGTCAAAACGTGGAAGAGGAATTGAATGGACAGACGAAAGTAAAAGAGCGCCGATTTCACTCGTCCAGCTCTGGTTGAGAGAACTCGGGAGACAGTTAGGGCGTCAGTACGAGTCCGTTGCTGTCAATCGCCTATTAAACGGATATTTCGTAGACGGTCAAGATGCTGCGCCGACTGTCGGTGTAAGCACAGCAAGCGATTGGGGATTGGCTGATATTTTCTACGCGGCTGCATATCAAGAAGAAACATTTGGTCAACGTCCAAATCTCGCAATTATGAATTTGGAAACAGCGTACCGCATTACAACGATGCGTGATGGCGATGCTTATTTATACCGCAACGAATTGGAAAACAACCAATTTGCTGATGTATTAAATAACAAGCCATTTATCTCTGAATTAGTACCTGATAACCGTATTATTCTAGTAAACACAAACGCGGCATTAGTTCGCTACCAAGGTAAGCCATTCGGTGTTGAAAGCGACCGCAACGTAAAAACACAAGTTGAGGGAAGCTATGGTACAGAAATCAGTGAATTCGTGCCTTTCATCAAAGAAGCGCGTATGATTATCACTCTTGACCAAGCTCGTGGTTAATTAAAATAAAATAAAACATTCAAGTCGGCTAGTATTTGGGCGGCTTATTCAGCATGTCTAAATACTAGTGAAGGCTTAGGGAGGTTTTTTAAATGGCTACTAAAAAGAATCAACAAGCTGAAGAGCAAGGCGTTGAAGCTAAAGATGTGGAGCAAAACGTTGAGCTTTCCGATACTGAAAAGACTGCTCTTGAGGTATCTGAATCAAAGGCTCAAGGTGAAAAAACATCGGGCAAAAAATTTAAGTTAGCAGATTCAAAAACGTCTTACCAAGAAGAGGGCTTTACCCTTGCTGGCGACCAAGAGAAGGAACTACCCGAATTCCCATCCGATCAATTAATCGCTCGTATCCGTTCAAAATTTATTGTCGAGGCTTAACCTATGTTTCTCTCCATTGAGGAAGCAAGAACGCTAACGACTTTCGAGGAGATTGCGAGTCTTGCTGATGCGGAGATACAAAGATATATAGACCGAGCGGATGGATGGATTCGCCGTTCTACTGGGCGCTATGACTTAATTGATACGCTCGACGAAAATATCCAACAAGATTTAAGGCTCGCCACGCTGATGCTCATGGAATATATATGGTATTGGGACTTGGAAGAAAACAAGGAGCAAGCCATTTCAAGGGACGATACAGTTAAAATTGGCTCTTATTCCTATAACAAATCCAAGGTTGATTGGCGCGGAAATACAGGGAATCATGAGCTGGATACCATTTTAGCATCCCTTAAATACAAGCCTTCAGCCTTCCTCTTTCGTACTACGAGGAGGAGTGGCATATGAGGTTTAAAAGTCTTTTAATTCATCGTTGCAGCTTATTGACGGCTGGCGGAGTCACGGGCGAGGATGACTATGGGCGACCAATCCAAACATCGATTGAAACCATAAACGTCCCTTGCCGCGTGGATACTGTTCGAGAACGTGTAGTTACGGGTGCTACAGGTAGTGATTTCATCTTAAATAACACCTTAATTCTAGGGGCTAAAATACCCGTTTACCTAGACACTAAGGTGCTAGAAATAAAGGATTTACAAGGGAACTCCGTTTTAGAGGGTTCCTTTTCTGTTGAGAATATAAATCCTTTTTATGATTCAAAAAAACTGCATCATTATGAAATCTCTTTGCAAAGGGAGTGATCCAATGGCAAAGAAGGATGGCATGAAATTTGATGTTAAAATCAGCCAAGATTTATATGAGTGGGCAGACCCTCGAAAGTTAAAGGAAGCGCGTAAAGCCGCCGTAACCGCCGCAGGATTTGCTTGGGCTGATGAAACAAAGGAATTAACTCGTAGGGAAAACCATATTGATACGTCCCTTTATGTAAATTCAATTGGGTACGTGTCTAATTTTCCCGAAACAAATAAGAGTGGCGAAGGAAGCCGCCAAGCTACTGAAGCTGATGTGATTAATGAGCTTGAAGAAGATTCTCAATCAACGACGCTCCATATTGGCTCGGCGGTCGAATACGCCATCCATCTTGAGAAAAGATATGCGCTCATGGCTCGTGGCTTAGATATAGCCAAGCCAAGAATGCAAAGAGTATCCGATTATCAAGTCAAAAAAACTTTAGGTTTACTATAAGTTTAACTTTAGTTGAACTAGAGGTTTATTTGGAAAAAGTAAGTTGAACTTGTCATTAGTATGTACATTCACTTTCACTCAAAAAGTGCCTTTATTATTAACTTTCTCTCTTTTAGAGAAATCGATAATTAATAGGGGTAACAATGGGTAGGGTTAACTTGAGTTGAACTAAAAATAATAATGACAGTTAAGTTCAACTAGAGGAGGCAAAGATGAGGCGACCACATGAAGGAAATCGTCCAGCTGCTCCGCCGCCAATTCCGCCAAGGGGTTACTTTAAAGACCCATGTATTCACCACTTTAGGCATATCGATACGTGTAAATTTAAGGTGAAAACAGAAGGTATGCTCTACAAGTGGAAGGTAGTTGATAGGTTCTTTTGCGAGCGTTGTTTAACTACCAAAACCAAAGAAAGCTTTTATGAGGTAGGCGAGTACAGATGATTGAATATGTTGACGTCATACCGCCTGTTAGAAAGCTGCTCAGTTTGCTAATGGGGGACATTAAGGTCTATGGAAACACATGGCCCACAAACATTAATACTATCTTGCCGGGGGTGCTGGTTCGCACTACAGGCGGCAATGATTATACACGAATTCAACTAGTAGCAAGGGCAAATGATGACATAACGGCCA